TGGCATTGTAGCACTTGAAGTTCCTGTAGTTGCGCCATTTGCGACTGTAACAGATTGTTCAAATACTTCTAAACCAATATCAGTAATTGTTGCACCAGTTGTTGCGTTAAACTTTACTAAGTCAAATCCGTTCTCCGAACGAACTGGACCATTAAAAGTAGTGTTTGCCATAATTATATCCTCCTAGTTTCCGAATACTGTCTCTAGGCCGTCGACTATACGCGTCAGTATTCTAATTAATTGTATAGTGTATTTTTTATATACTAGATTTGAGTAGAGCGCAAGAGAGCCTATGATGTGGATTGGATTTTTCCAACGATGTAGCTTTTTTCTAAGTAGCTACAGAAACTTCTGGGGCAGCGTCTGCTATCTTATTTTGCTGATGTGCTTTTTGCGCTTCAGCAAGTTTTATATGGCTAATTACGTCTCTGACAGCTCTGTCAATTTTAACCATATTGAGAGTATATCTACCCTCACTAAGATGCTCCTGTTCCCATTTCAGGTCTAGACCTTTCTTTTTCGTATAAAGGTCGTTCAGATGTGTTTGCATCTCCATTTATAACCTCCTCATAGGTTATTCTGTTTACCCTTGGATCATTCATTTCTCCAAGATGATCCCATTTTATATCAGATTTTCCCAATCTGTCAATGATTGCATTTTCTATGTTGAGGGGTAAGTCTAAAGATTCTATAATAAAATCTGCATGCATTTTATATGCATAAATTTGCACTCGGAATTTTTTCATAATCTCACCAATTTGTTAGATAAATGGGGCCGTTTTGAGGCGGCCCCATAAATTAATGTGTATTATACACCTTCAACGCCGTAAATACCTCTAAAGTCAGAACATCCGTAGACGTATCTTTCTCTAGCTTTGTATCTTACGTTACCAGTATCGAAATCACCTTCCATTGAAGTTGTCAATGGAGTTCTTTCAAAATGTTTCATACCGTTTGGAACGTCCGTGATAATGTAAAATGAATCAGCGTCAGTTAAGAAATGGTTCACTCTGTAACCTTGAGGAATCATTCCCATTGAGTTGATTGCATTGATGTCATTATCAGCTGTTTGAGTTCTACCCTGAGACTTCATAAGTCTTTCAGCGTTGAACTGGTTCGCAGAAGGAATTATCATTTTAACTCCTTTAGCTGCGATTCTTAAACCTCTTTCATCAGTCATTTGCGCAATATCGATTAGCGCTGTTTCTAATGAAGTTTCGTTTAAGTCAGCTTGAGTTGTAAGCGTGTTTTTTACATCAGTTCCACTTACCGTAGGGTGATCTGTAGCAAATAAATTTTTGCCATCACCTGTTTGGAAAGCTGATGCTGCTGCAACCCCTGGTAAACCATTGTTTAAAGGTGCTGCTGCTTTAACCTGCTTAGCATTGCTCATGGACCTTGCTAAAGCTTTTGTGTATCTAGAAGAAAGTCTGTCATAAAGGTTGTCCTCTATTGCTTCTTCTGTAATTGCAAAAGCTAATGCAATTGTTTCCATTGTGTAACGAGCAGTATAAGTCTCTTGCGCTTGATCGTATGAAACGCCTTGACCTTCTGCTTTTACATCTGCGTTAGCAAAACCAGATAACATTACTTCCTCTTCGAAAGCTCTGTCACTTGATTCTGTGTTGTATATTTCGGCAGACTCATTGTCATACCGTTTGTACTCCAGCCCGAATAGTGCATTCAGGCCTGGTTCTAGTTCTTTAACTAGCTGTGCTCGTGATATTGCCATTTTATGCTCCTATTATGTATCCATGACTAAATCATTTAGAGCTTGTACAACTCTAACTGTAGCGAAAGCTGCAGTTACGTCGTTGTTCTCAGGATCCTCTGCGTCACCTAAGTATCTAAATTGATTGTTAGTTGCATGTGAACCAGCTGAGACTTTTAGCGTAGAAGAAGATCTTCCGCCAGAAGCAGTTCCTGATGTAGCCGAAACGTTCATTCCATAAGTTTCCATGATTTTAGCATGAGAAGCAGGAACGTTCGCTGCGATTTGTGCATCAGTTACTACATTGTAAATCTGGAATGGATTATCCATTACATACGCTTTAATGTCTTCACTGTTTGCTGGAGTAATACCACCTGGATAATAATTTACCCAAGTTGGCTTCAATGTAGTTGCATCGTTGTAGAAACAACCATTGAACACACCCTGTGTAGGGTTTGTTACAGCTGCCTGAGCCGTTACGACATAACCAGCAGTGATTCTTACGAGTTCACCGTTGTATATCGCTGTAGCATCTGCAGCATCTATCCAGTATTTGCCTTGTCCTGAAGTAGCGGGAGTAGATCCCATTACGCCAGAAGCTTCTAGACCAAAACCGGCTGTTTGTTTGTTAGCCATAGTGCTTACTCCTTAATGTACCTGCCGTCGTTAAACGGCCTCCAGTACGGGTTTATATTAAACTATCGATAGTTTGGGAATTACTTCTTAGTACCACCGAAAGTGTGCTTTGAACTTCTATCAACTTTGATAGGCATTCGTTTATCTTGGTCCTTCAGAAGATCGTTTTCAATTGCTTCGTCCTGTCCTTCAGAAAGTTGTTTCTGATATTCGGATCTAGACTTTGCGAGTTCTTCCGGTATCCTTGCCAAGAGCAAGCCTCCGACTCCTATGACTCCAGCGTATTTGCCTTCGTTCACAATTGGGTAATCTGAATCTTTGTATTCATCAGCTCTCACTAATTCATACCCTTCTCTAAGTCTTCCAAAAATATTTTTACTATCTTGGAAACCTACAGATTCAGCTCTTATCCATCTGTGCCTATAGCCGTCTGGCGCTGGCGGTGCATCAAGAGATGAAGGTGGCTTGTACACTTTTGGTCTTTCAGTCTTTGACCGTGTTACAGCCGCACGTGAAGTTTTTTGATCTGTCATATTATGCTCCTCCCGTGAGTTTTAATTGTTTAGCATACTCTTCTAGTGGCACTCCTAATTTTTTCGCTATTGCGACTTGTGAGGAAGTGAGTCTCACTTGTTTGCGACCAGGTTTTGAGCTTCGATTAGCTGAAACTACCGACTGAACGGCCCTGTTCGTTGCTTGACTCTCAGTATTACCAAATTTGTGCGGAAAGTCAACTTTAATCCTTTTATCAATTTCTTGATAATATTCTTGAGATTTTGGATCAAAACCTTCCTTCTCAACTAAATCCTTATGAATTTCAAATGCAGTAAAAGTCATAGCTCTATCTGAACCAAACCATGTGTTTTTACTTGCCCATTCTTCAGCCATAGGATCTGCTTGTGGCATTTGTTGAGGTGTTTGTTTTGGTAAGTTTCCACCATCAGAAAGTCTAACAGGTTCTTCATCCTGTTTGACGTTTGATGCTTTTTGCTTAAGTTTAGCGTCTTCAAAAGCTAACTCAGCAATTCGTTTGTTTGCTTGAACTTGCGCAGCCGCATCACCAGATTCAATGGCAGTTGCTAATTGTTTTTGAACTGATTCCATTTCTGATTTTACAGACTCTGCAAATTTAGTGTTATACTCAGAATCGACTTTGTTAAATCTTTCTAGATCTAATTTTCGTTTCTTTTCTAACGCATTAGCATATTCTACAGCAGCAGCTTCTCTACGTTCTGCTTCTCTCATCTTACGAGTAAGTTTAGCAATACGTGATTGAACCCCTTTACTGTAGTCTTCTAGTTTTGTGTCTTCTTCCTTTTTTTCTGTTTCTGTTTCTTGTTTTACTGTTTCTTCTTCATTTGTTTCAGGAGCAGTTTCAACTGCTTCTTCTTTTGCTTCTTCTACAGTTACATCGACCTCTGGGCCTGATGTATCTATATCGACCGGTATTTCACTCGGCTTCTTTTTCTTTTCCTCTTCTGGCATAGTTTTCTCCTTCTATGTTGTTAAAATTTATGCAAGATATCTGTTGGATCTTGCACAGTTGCTAGTACTTCGTCATCATTAAGAAGACGAACTTCCCCACCCTCAATTTCTATTCTTGAACCTGCGTAACGTGCAAAGACTACCCAGTCTCCGACTTTACACCATGGTTCTTGAAATCTATCTTTATCTTTATAACAATCTGGACCCATTGCTAATACGTTTCCACATTGTGAAGCGACTTGTTGTTTGTCTACTGTTTCATTTGCAAACAATACACCACCTTTAGATTTTTCATTCATTCGAAAAGGTAAAACTAACATTCGCCAACCTGTTGGTTGAGGAAGTTTTGCTTTTTCGTTTGTAACTTCTTTTTTCTTTGATTTTTTAACTCCGATTAATTCTTTATTTGGAGTTATTATTTTTTGGTTTGATGTTGATAACTGTTCCGATGTTTTCATTTAGCTCCTTATCTTGTTGCAGGTTAGAGATTTCCTGACGCACTGATTCCAATGCATTTATTTGTCCTATTATATACTTATATGTTTCCATATTGTCAACCCCACCGGACGTTACCGAGATTGCTAACTGCTCTACTCTTCTAGTAATTGCTCTTTTTAGATTGTTTAGTACTTGTTCTGGTTCCATTAACATTTCCATCTTCTACGTGCCTGACGGATACGAGAATTTGGATCGTTTTTGGTTTTAGCTGATGATCTTTTTAATTGTCCTAGTGATCTTGCGCAGTATGATTTTCTACGATTAGCAGCTTTTGATCCAGGTTTCACTTTTCCTGTCACGGCCGTTTTTAGTTTTGAACCTGGGTTTGCTCTTCTATAAGCAGCAACACCTTTTTGGGTCATGCCTGCCCCAGATTTTGTTTTTCTATAATTACCACCTTTACCGGTAGTTCGTCTTATAGGGTTTTCAGCCATTAGCTTTTCTTAGCAGTTTTAGCTGATCTTTTTAAAGCTTTATCAGAAACAGTTCCTTTACCTGGTTTGCTAGTGCCTCTTTTTTTGGCTCTATTCATGTAGTAATACAAACCTTTCTTAACTGTTCTTCCGTCTTTAGTTTTGTGATAACCTTTTTTCATTGTTTCTCCTTTTTAAATTGCAACGCATTGAGGACAAGATTTTCTAAACCTAATATGATCCTTACAATGTGTTGAGTTTTCTTCATGAACCGTTATTTTTGGTTCAGGAATTTTTGTATATAATTCTATATGCTCATCAACATCATCACATTTGCATGCTTTAATGTTAAAAATTTTGCAAATAAAATTTTTAATTTTTTTGAACATTATCTTATTTCGCAACCGCTTCCCTTTTTAGCTTTACGAGAACTTTTTTTAACTTTCCCACCTTTTTTCATTCCTTTTGCTCCTGCAATTCTATCTGCATGAGTTGGATTAGGGTTGTCGTCTATTCCAGCTTTTACGCTTAACATTCCAAAATTATCTTTTTTTGCCATTGCTTTTCCTTATCTGTTTATCTTACCAGATTTTTTTGCTTTAGAACCAAACTTACCGTAAGACTCATCTCTGCTAGCTTTTAACTGTGCAGGAGTTCTTTTCTTTTTGATTCTCATAGCGATAGACTCATCTTTTCTATCTTTGTAGCCCTGCTTCTTTTTCTTTTTAGCAGATCCACCTTTTTTCATACCTTGGCCACCAAATCTTGATGAATAAGGTCTTGTTCCAAAATCATTTCTCATTTTTTTCCTCCGTTTCTAAATATTTGTGTTCCCTTTATACCATAAATTGACGCCACGACAAGGATCCACAAATTGGTGAACCATGACGGGAGCTGTGAGAACATGTCAAAAAACAATTTGACTTTGTCCATTGCGGTCGGATCATCTGATACGACTGCCCAGGCCAGCACCAACACGGGCAAACTTAAAATTATCAAAACGGCCTCGTCTTTCCAGTCTGATTGACGGGCTTCTAATAATTTGCCTTGGTAAGCTTCCTTACCTTCGGCCATACGAGAAGCATGCATAAGCTGTGCTTCTGACATAGCCATTTTCGTTTTCTGCTTGTTAGCATAAATTTTACTTCCAGCAGATACGGCTAATTTAATTGCCGAAAACCACATACTAATACCACTTAGCTGTTTTTTTCTTGTCAGCTAACATTCTTTTAGTTCCTTTTACTTCAGCTACATCACCAGTTGCAATATAAACTCCTTTACCTCTAAAACTTGATTTACCTCTTGGGTCAATCTCTAAGTTTTGATCAGGAACTTCTATTTCAACAGACTTAGCGTAGCCGTCTTTGTTAAGAAACATTGAGTTGCCGTGTTTTTCTTTTTTCATATTTTTCTCCTATGTTTTGTATATACTATCGTTTGGGACCTTTCAAGATCTCAACGTCTTTTGTTTTAGCTGCATCTGATGCTAGTTTAGAACCCACAGACATCAATGATTTTTCTATCGAAGTATCTGCTCTTAATTTAGCTAAATCTTCATTTTGTTCTAGTTTTTGCTCAGTAAGATCTTTAGCTTGAACCATTTTAGCTCTATCTAAACTAATTCTAGCTTGGTCTTCTTTCATTTTACGTTCAGCTTCCATAGCTTTTAGATCTACTTCTCTTTGTTTTAGTTTAAGTAGTGGATCATGATCAAACTGAGAAGTTATTTGTTTTTCCTCTTTCATAAACTCTTCAGTCATATCAGCTATTAAAATTGCTTTTCTAGCTTCTATCTTTTGTGATATTTCTTGCATCTGTTGTTGAATGTTTGGATTCTGTACAGCTGCTTGTTGCATTTGTGGTAACATTTGCATTTCTTGTGGAAACTCTAACATTACCTGTTCTTGTGCCATCAACGATATGTGCTCCATAATATTTTTTTCTAACGCGGCTGTAATGCTAGGGTTGTTTCTAACAAAATTACTAGCCATAAAATTTAAGTGAGCTGTAATGTGAGCTCTGTGGTCTTGACCTGGGAATGCTTGAAAAGGTTTTTGTGCCATTGCATCGATATGTTCGATCGCCGGATCTTTTGGCATATTTGGCGGAGGTGGTGGTAAAATTCTATCAATATCTTTTACACCGATAGCTTCATACATGCCTCTATATGCAGAATATAAATTATGCATTTGTGGATTTGACATTGCTAATCTTAATTGTTCTTGTGCAAGTGAAACTCTTTGTGACATAGAAAATATATTTGGATCTGCTACTGGAAGTATGTCTACTCTTTGATCAAAATCTTTTGCTTTAATATTTCTTGATGCACCTATTACATCATAAGGATATTCAGCTGGTAATGACTCACCAAAAATTTTAGCGAGTAATTTAAATTCTTGTTTAAGACCTACGTAAAGTCTTTTATGGATTGCTGACATTA